GGCGAGATTCTTTTCGATAGAATGCTTGACATCGAGAACGACACCGGGTAACATCACCTCATCAAGTGGGGAGTCGGGCACGCGTGACAGGGACACCACACATCCCTCTCTACAACGCGTGCCCACTTCTTTTCTAGGCCCTCCCACTTGCGACCACCCACTTGCGGAAGAATGGTATCTTCGTGGGTGGGTGCTACTCCGTCGGACACCTGCCAACTCAGAAAACCATAATAACCATTTCCAGCGACGCCGACGGAATCAAGGAGGCATTCGTATGCCTATCCCAGGTCCAGAACAACTCGTGTTTGAAGTGCAAATGCGTGGCATCATCACCGGGGGAGGAGCCGGGGAAGTGCGGACGAATTTCGTCTTTCACTTTCGCCGTCTCGGCATTGCCGTCGATCCTGTCAAAAGTGCGATATCCGCGGCCTTTCAAACCGCCATTGCCACCCCGATAGCCGCTGCCCTGAATGAGGATTGGTCAGCGACCGTTAACAGCGTTCGGTGCGTCAACGATGCACTTGACGCACCGTCGGAATTCACGTCCGCCCTCGTGGGGCTAATCACCGGGGATCGACTCGCATCGTTCTCGACCGCCTACCTCCTTATGCGGACGGCGGTTCGTGGTCGATCCTATCGTGGATCAAAACACCTCGGACCATTTTCGGAAAGCGACGTCACGCACGCAACGGGGTGCGACATCTTTAACGCTGCTGCCGTTACCCGTCTCGAAACAATCGCAACGGCAATCGGCGGAGGATTCACCGACGGTACTACAAACAACTGGGTGCCGTGCATTCTTTCGCGGTTGCATTCGCAGCTGACGGAAAATCCGACAACGGTTCTCTCCAACGATGTCACGCAAGTGGCCGTCAATCAACGCCTGGGCACGGAAGTGCGTCGCAAAGCTCCGTCTCTCTACTAACCTCCAACCAACGAAAAGAGAAAACGAATGGTCCTCGATCAAGTCGTCAACAATCTCGAAAAGGGCTTATTCCACGCACGAATGCTGACGTTGCTTCGCAGCACGTTTCCGCAAACTGCGATGGACCTAATCCTTCGTGAGGAGTTGGTCAACGGATTCCAATCGGCGTATTTTCCCCCGACGCACTTGAACGTCGGGACGTATTACGGAGGCGACAACAATCGCAAGGTGATGTACCTCGACGGCGTGAGCAATTCCGATCAAGCCGTGCGGTTGATCAACGGGTATGCGGCCGCACTTGGATTGCAGTACATTCGGCACGCGAACGAATGGATTCGTGGAGGATTCCCGACGTATCTTTCGATGATGTCGTCGGGGCACCTGCAGACGCCGCAATATCTCGATCTCGTAGGTTACTCGGCGGGAGGTGCCGTGGCGGAGGCTCTCGCATTTGAGCTGCGTCGCCTGGGCACGACGATGCGGATTCAAGTGTTCTCGTTCGGTGCCCCACGCCCTGGGGGGCCGGGGATTCGCGATAGCTTGACGCGGATGCCGATTGCAAGGTATATGAACGCTGCCGATCCAATCCCTCTCGTCCCTCCTCGTTTTCAGGATGCACCGGCGTTAATGGCTCCGTTGCCGGTCTCGATTGCTTTGTCGTGGTCGAACATGGTTCACCCCCAGGGCGGAGTAGTTCTTTATCCGAACGGTGCGACCGACACCGCGACACTCCCTCCCGAAGCTTCGATGACACCGGGCACGTCGCTTGCATCGTGGTTCTTTGCCCTCGACGGAGGAGTGCAGGGGCCGCACGCGATGTCCTCCTACATCGCTGCGTTGCTTCTTGCCAACGAACGAAACGCTCTCCCTCGTGAAAAACAAATTGATCTTGCCGGGGGGGAGGACTTCGACGAGGAGACGCGTCGTCAAGTGAATCAAGCAAGGGATCGGGTCGCTCGGCAGATTGCCACTTCGCAACGTGAGCAAAACGCTCAAATCGCAAACACTCCCGCCGTCGTGCTTTTTCGTCCCGTTCGTCAGGGGAGAATCTGGACGGTCGTGTTCGGCGATACAATCGTTTGTCAGGGTGTGCGGGAGGATTCGTGCCGTGCGTTGTGCCGACGGGGAAACGAATTCCTCAAGTCGCTTCCGAAGCAGGGGCTTGTCGATCCCATCGCTTTGAAGAATCAATTTGAATCCTTTTTGCTCTTTGCTTCGTCGCCCGAGTCCGAATGGTCGCCGACGTTGCGAACGAATCTCGATTTGTCGTGATGAAAACAGGGGGTAGGGAAAATGGCCTACACGGTTCCGGTTTTCAATGTGCCGATTGATGTTTGGGACGCCGGGCACGTGCCCGATGATGACGTGCCCGATTTTGAAAACGTCACAGTGCAATTTTATGTCTATAGCAGGGTGTCCTTCGACGTTCAGCCCTGCGAGCTAGAATTATACAATCCGCCAATTCAGATTAGGTTCCCGGTAAGTACTCTCGCAATCTGGGTGTCAGGCCAAGTTTTCGAGGTTCCCGCCGAAAGTGGCCGTTATTATCGGGCACGGTTCAAGGAAAAGCTGCATCTCGGGTTTCCGAATGAATACCTCGTGGCCTATGTCGTCCAGTGCAACGGAGCCGGGGTGCCGTTGATTCGCGATATCGAAAATGCGGAGCCGTGTGGGGAGTCCGCTGAAGGTGCGAGCGCTTCAGCGGTAAGCATTGAGTTAACGCTCGCAGGGGAGGGGGAGATAATTCTTCCGGCTGACATTGAGGGTGTTGGTTCGATTGACGTTTACATTGAGGGTGTCATCGACGGCAACGGTGATTTGCTTTGATCGAGTAAGGGAAAATTCTTATTAGGATGTTTACCTATGCCAAGTATTTTTTCGACTGCGTTGCGTGACACGATGACTTCGCTTTTGCGTGACGAATGGAATTCGGCCTTGGGGAGTGCGGCCAATATTCATTTCTTCGATGGCACGGCTCCGGCGACTTGCGAAGATGCCGACGCGGGCACGGAGTTGGCAGCGTTGCCGATGTCGTCCACTCCGTTCGACGCACCGTCAGCAAACATATTCATTGCGAACGCAATTACGAATCAAGGCGTCGCCGCGAACGGCACGTGCCAGTATTTCAGAATGAAAGATAGCGGGGGGACGGTCGTTTGTCAGGGCAATTGCGATACGTCCCCCGGTGCGTCAATCGTGTTTGACACGGTGTCATGGACGACAAGTATGGTCGTCAGCGTGACCAACTTTGATGTGACCGTTCTTCTCTTTGCGGTGGACATATGAAACGAGTCGAAATCAAAATCCAGGGCAAGGGGCACGTCATTAGAAACGCTCAATGGTTGTGCGTGAAATGCGGGAGAGCGTTCAAGCTGCCGAAAGTGCCGGGCACGTGCGAAACACTTTTTTCAATCTGTATGACGTGCTTCGCAATCAGCTGCACCGAACTACCCGAGGAAGAAAGTGTTGACAGCGACTAGCACGTTCGGCATAATCTTCCCAGGTTATTAAACATAACGGGATGTTATCGGCTCCCCACTTGATCCTAAGCCTCCCCACGAACAATGCCACTCACCGACAACGAACGGCAAAGATTCAAGCATTCCAAACGCAAACGTGCTTTTGCGGTATGGCAAGGTGAGCTACTAGAAATCACCTATGCCCCCGGAATTCAGCTGAATCGTTCCTACGGGAAAAGACAAGTGATAAAAGGATTCACGCGGGGTGCCCGATTGCGAATGCTCCGAATGATTGCGTCGATCAATTGGGGCAACGTCAGGCACGGATTGTTTATTACGCTCACTTACCCGGATTCGTGTGCCGTTCGGACATTGCGTGAGCGTTCTACGGACAAATACCTATTTCTGAGGTATATAGAAAAATACCTAGGTAAAAAGGTAGGTGTCATCTGGAGGTTAGAATGGGAAGTGCGAAAGTCAGGAAAGCGGAAAGGCGAGCTGATTGCCCACTGGCATCTGATTGTTTTCGGTGCCCGATTCATCCCAAAGGAGATTGTGAAATCGTTTTGGCAATGTGTCTTGCGTGTGGATGGTCCCGTCGTGGCGTGGATCGACGGCATAAAAAGCGGAAAGAAATTGGCAAGGTACGTGGGTAAATATTGCTCGAAGCTGCCCGATGCTAGTGTTCTTGATGATACAACATATCTCAACACCCTTGGCCGACACTGGGGAGTTAATAGGAGAGAGTTGGTCCCTTGGTTCCCTCGCTTCCTGATTCCCTTCCTGACGGAGGCCGATGTCAACCTTGCGGAAAATCTCGCTTGCATGACGTTCAAGCATTTCACGCGGGGCACGGAGCAAGGTTTTCAAATCTTCGGGGCGAATGCCCTTAAGGTGGGCGAGATTCTTTTCGATAGAATGCTTGACATCGAGAACGACACCGGGTAACATCACCTCATCAAGTGGGGAGTCGGGCACGCGTGACAGGGACACCACACATCCCTCTCTACAACGCGTG